GCACCTCAATTAAAAAAAGCTATTGAATCGCTTGACAAAGCAACCAAATCTTTAATCAACTCTCAAGTTAAATTAGCTAAAGAAGGAAAAAAAGTTAAAGATGTTCAAGACGATTTAAACAAAAGCACTAAGAAAACATCTAGTGGATTTTTTGATCTTGGTCACTCTGCTAGGAATGGAACAGATAAATTAAACGGATTAGGGGGAGCATTTTCTGTTTTAAGGTCTAAGTTGTTGCTTTTTAACTTTGCAATGGGATTGGGTATTCGACAAGTAGGAAAACTTGTTTCCGAAGCATCTAAGGTTGAAGCAATGAGAACCGCATTTGAGACTCTTTCTGGTGAATCTGATGCATTAACTATATCCCTTAAAAAAATTACCGAAGCAACTAATGGAACTATGTCTGAATTTGACTTATTTCAACAGGCAAATAATGCTATGATACTTGGAGTAACTCAAAATTCTGATGAAATGGCAGAAATGTTTGATATTGCTCAAAGGCTCGGTAGGGCATTGGGAAAAGATACTGCACAGTCCGTTGAATCTCTTATAACTGGTATAGGCAGACAATCAAGATTGATGTTGGATAACATTGGTATTATTGTAAAGTCGGAAGAAGCTTATGAGAAGTATGCAAAAAAATTAAATAAAACAACAGATGAGCTTACAGATGCTGAAAAGAAACAAGCGTTTCTTGAAGCTACAATGGATTCTGCCAGAGAAAAAGTTAAATCATTAGGAGAAGAAATACTAACAACTAGGGATGTAATAAATCAATTTACTGCATCTAGTGAAAATTTATCTGTTGCAGTAGGGGAATTACTTGCTCCTTCATTTGGAGAACTAGCAAAAGAATCTACAATAATAATAAAGAATTTAACTGAATTAGCAAAAATAATGGGGCATAGTAAAGGTGTAAATTTAACTTACGCTGAAGCCCTAGAGCAAACTCCTAAGATTATAAAAAAATATTCTGAAGCTCACAACATCGCTATAGATTCAACAAAGTCATTAGAATTTCAACTACAGCAATTAATGGAAGCACTCAGTCTAGATGTTAAAGAGGGAGGGTTTTTTGGTGATGCAGAAACAAAAAATGCACTAGCAAGAACTGAAGATGCCTACACAGCTTTAACTAAGGCAGTAAAAGATTTCTATGACTCTGCTTTACCAGAGGGGGAAAGACCGCCAATAGATTTTAAATTTGAGGTTACTGATGTTGATGTTGCACTAAAAGAGTTAGGTGAAGAGCTACATGAAATGACTTTTGGAGAAAATTTATTTGAAGGAATGACTTTTCCAGATATAGAAGAATTTATTGCTGAACAAGATGCTGAATTTGAATTTTTTGAAAATTTAAGAGTAGAAAGAGCAAAGCAAGTTGCAGAAGAGTTAAAGGCAATAGAAGAAAAGATTTCAGACGATGCAAAGCAACTAGCAAGAGAAAGAGAAGAATTAGCAAAAGAAAAAGAAGATGTAAGGAAAGCTGTTTTTGGAGAAACTACACAGTTTCAATTAAAAGAATTATTTTTATTAGAAAAAAAGTTTTTAGAGCATTTTGAGCATACTTTAGAATCTGAAAAGTTTTTTGCAGAAGAAAGAAAAAAGATAGCTAAGAATACAGCAGAAGAAATAAAAAGATTGTCTATTGAAAAGCAAAAAATAAAAGATTTGAATATGTTGGCTGGAGCTATAAATACTCTTAGCGGAGCATTTGATGTATTAAGAGACTCACAGGCGAGTGCTTCTGCTAAGATGAGTGCCTTCTTGAGGATGGCTGGGGGTCTATTAAGCATTTTTGGTCAAGGAACTCCTACTGGTGCATTTGGCGGAGTTTTATCTGCTCTTGGTGGAGCTATAGGTCATACTGGTGGATACATAAAACAAGATGGAAGTATACAAAGATTTGCTACAGGTGGAATGGTTAGAGGGAAAGACAATGTTCCTATCATGGCACAAGCAGGTGAATTTATAATAAGAAAGGCAGTAGTCGAACAAGTAGGAGTTGATAATCTTGCTAAATTAAACAGAGGTGAAAGTGGAGTTGGAAATACAATAAATATTAATATTTCTGGTGGGATTGTGGATGAGAGTTATGTAAATAATGAATTAATACCAGCGTTAAATAAAGCAAGTAGTTTAGGAAACAGAATAAATGCTTAGTTTTGACTCTAGCTTATCCAATGCCTTGAATAATAGGAATACAACAGCATTTTGGGTTTTAAAGTTATATTATAATGATGAATCTGAATTTATTGGGGTTAGCGATATAGATAGAGCTGATGGCTCTGATTTTTACTATGGAGTGGTATCTAGTTGGGGTAGTTATACGCAATCATTAGACTTTTTTAATTTTACAACTACCACAGGGAATATATCTGTAAGATTGATTAATACAGATAAATCAATTAAAGGTGTAAGGTTTTCAGATTTACTAAGCACCAACAACTTCGCAAATAGAAAATGGGAATTATTTTTAAACACTTCACAAGCTGGAACTTATGATACATCAGCACGGATTATTGGGTCAGGTATAATTTCGGGAGATATTCAATACGACTACACATCTGTTAAACTTACATTAATTGATTTTAGCTCAAAAAAACATAAAAGACTTCCCAAAACAACATTGACATCAGCATCGTATGCAAATGCACCAGAAAAAAACATCGGTAAGCCCATTCCTATAGCATATGGAGACTTTTCCACAAAAGCAAATATTGGCACTATTCCATCCTCTCCAAAGTTTGATTATTTTTTTACGAAAGGAAAATTTCCAGCAATTATTACTAATGCCTTAAATGAAGCTGATGGATATGTTTACGCAAAAGTTGATAATGAAACAATGCACACATTAAATTCTAAGAATATATATATATATAATAATGGTCATTATATTGCTTGTGATAATTCAAATACAGCCCTATCAAATCCATCTTTAAAATATAAAGGAACATCATGGTTTTTATTTGTTCCTATGAGTGCTGAGTCGAATGTATCTAACTGGGTTGATGGAAGTTTTAGCACCTCTACAACATTATTAGAATCAACAGGAACTGAAAATAGAGATATTTCAATTCCAGAAGTTCCCAATCTTGGCGTTGTTAGTCGTGTTGATGTGATTTTTGATTATGGCACTATTGATATGACCAACGCAGAAGAATATTCAGTATTTGGTGTAGATGCTTTAAATGGGGGCAGTCTCAATACAACTGTTCAAATTCAGAGTGGTGATGGATGGGATTTTGCTCGAAGTGGTCATTTAGAAATAATAACAACTCCTGAAGCTGGGGCTATTAGTGTTAATATAAAAGAAATGGGTTGCTTTGTTACTCTTGCCCCATCTAAAACTTTAACAAAAAGAATTGATGATTTAATTGAGCATAGAACCTATGAATATGACTATATCGAGGAAGGAGATATACCAGCAGAAACATTTGTAATTAAAACTGAAAGAGTTGTATCAATTCCAGCGGATATTGATTATGTATATTGTTCAGGTAAAGGTAGAAAGTATGGAGCTTGGATAGATACTATTAATTCTTCAGCAAGAACGAATGGTAATGGCAATGAACCTGACCCAAATTATTCAGCAAATGACTTAATTGAAAATCCAGTTTATATTATAGAGGATATTTTAAGAACTGAGATGGGATTAGATAGCTCAACGACTGGAGAAGATATTGATATTGAATCATTTGATAAATCTGGAAATAGTCAAACAGACTCAAGTAAAGGTGATATTGCATTTACCCTTAATGATGCTATTGCCGATATTAAATTTGCATTTTCACAATACAAGTTCATTAATTCTAAAGACCTTATCAACCAAATATGCAAACAAATATGTAGCTGGGTATGGATTAGTGGCAATGGTAAATTTAAAATCAGAACATTGCTACGACCTTCTGATACATTTGCAACAGATAAAACGATAGATTTTTTTGATATAAATTTAAAATCAATTTCTAGAACTGGTTTAAACACAGTTAGAAATGATATTACTGTCAATTATAATTATGATTATGGGCAAGAGCAAAATTTGAGCCAAGTAAATATTACAGACTCTACATCGCAATT